TCCATGGTGTTTATAAGAGTTAGATGTAAAAGGATCTTTCATATTATTAAATATATGTAAAAAATCTGTATAATCATACTTTGGAAACAACATTCTGTCTTCATGTACTAACATTATATCATTATCTCCTACATTATCGTATTTTATTATATCTTTAAAAAACTCCCAAAAGTAATCATCTTCAGGAGGTAAAGAGTCTAATGTACCTGTATCATTCCAATATTGAAAAAATTGTATTTCGTTAGATTTAAAATCAAAAAGATAAAAATCTCTTTCAAGATTCATTAACTCATCTGCATCGTAAACTAACCCTAGACTGTTATAGTTGTTAATATTCTCTAAACCAAAAATAAACTTATCAAAATAGTTAAATGTATCTTTTTGATATTGCTTAGTGTTATATCCTTCAAAAGCAAAAGGCTTATCAGTTAAAATATGTATATTGAAATATTTAGAAAAAGAAGACTGTAAAAACTCTTGTACTTTTTCTATGTAAAAGTCACCTACAGCACTTGTTGAGAGAAGTATTTTATTTTTTTCCACCTTTCATGTTAGCACACCAGTGGTACATTTTACCTTTTTCCCCACCAGCTTTTTTAGCCTTAGCTCTCAATGATGTAACTGAGCCTTTGCATGATGCTCCTGATTTTTTTACTCTACCTGGTTTTGATTTACCTTTTACTTTACCGTCTTTGTAGTTTTCGTTTTTAGAAAAAACTGTAGGATCACCTGATATCTCACCATGGTTAAATCTAAGTTCAGATTCTATCCCTAATACTCTTAACTTAGCTCCTAAACGTTCTTCTGTTTCATAGTCTCTTTTAAGTCTAGCATTATAGTATTTGATATATTCTAAAGCTTCTGCTTTAGTAACCTTCTTTTCGTTTTCATATTCACCTTCTTCGTTGGTGTAAATATAAAATGTACCATGAACATCACCTTGAAAGATCATTTGTATTTGATCATTATCAAGATTACGTTTACTGTCTATTACGCTAACTAATGTTAAGTATTTATCAATAGTAGCTTCTTCTCGAAGTACTTCTTTGATAGTATTAAGCATTTCTTTTCTAGTCATTTCTTTCCCCCCATTCTAATGATACTTTATCATTTGTTATTGGTCCTCCTTTAGCCCATGTTCTACAGCTTCTAGCTGAATGACATTTAAAGTGGTGCATCCAACAGTAACCTAATCTACCATCTTCATCAGATGTTACACCGGGCATACAGTCATCCATTCTTGGTGATATGTCAAATGCTACACAGTTACTGCAGTTGGTGCCTTTTGCTGCTTCTAATGTAGTATTCCAGTATTTAGCAATATCTTTCCAATAGCTACCAGGTTCAGATACATTTAATGGTCCGTATTGAATATGTTCTGCTTTTATTGAAGCATCTCTGTTCTTAGTATTAAGTTCTAAGTCTTGAGTAGCAGCTGGGCAAGCATCTTTCTTTATTTCTTTAAGTATGCTGAGAAACTTCATATTATTTCTTTTTCCAGATTTCACCTCTTCTGCATCTTACTACTGCTCCTGAAGCATAAGCTGACGGCCAAGTATCGTATTTACTTTTAGCTAATCTAGTACATCTATCGTCTTCTTGAAGTACGTCTTCTTTTTGTTGGATTTCTGCTATAGTACCTGCAACTAAGTTTATAATATCTTCTTTAGTTACTTTTTTATATCCTGAGCCGTAAGGTGCTGCTTTACCGTCTTGAGGATTAGCTGATTCTTTACCAAGAGCTTTACCTGCTTTTTCTGCAGCTTTATGAGCATTAGAGTTACCATGAGAAGGTTTCTTTCCTGCTTTTTTCTTAGCATTTATATTAGCCCAAAGGCTTTCTTTCTTAACTGTTGCTGATTTAGTATTTTTCACGACTGTCTTTCCTTTACTTCCTGCTTTCTTTTTCTTTGCTGCAGTAGCGGCTCTTTGGCCTTTAGTTAAACTTTGTGCTTTAGCTTTTGGTAAGCATCTATCTGGGTTTTTCTTATCTTTAGAAGTACCACAATCACCAGCTATATTACCAGAAGAAGAGATGCGAACCCACTTCTCTTTCTTAAACCAGTCTCTTAAAGACTCTGATGTAATATTTTGTACCTCTTTATTAGTCATATTATCCTTTACCTGTATGCATCATTAACATTCTAATGACAATACCTGCTATTGTACCAAATATAATCCATAAAGCTCTATTAACTCCAGCTTTCCAGGATATCATATCATTAAGTTTACTTAGGTTGTCAGCATAAAGATCTGCTCTTTGTTCGTGATATATACGATTAGCAGTATTCTTATTAGTATTTACTATGACTCCATCATCAGGATTGAGTAGCGTACGTTTTAAATCTGATACGTCATCCTTCATTTTCTGAAAGTCATTAGCCATCTGTTTTAACTCACCGTTCGGCATGTGTGTCTTCACATGTTTGATCTCTGCTAAAACTGATTCTAGTATTTGCTTTTGGGTCATTAGTGTATTTTTATATAAATATCACATATGTTCTTTTAAGAAACCTAGATAAGTATTAAGATTAGTAGCAACTTTTTTCTTTATATCTTGATTAGAATTCCAATCTTCTACATCTCCTTGTTCAGTAACGAAAGATATTTGCTCATTAACAAAATCATCAACCCATTCTTGTATATCTTTAGCGAAAGCTCTAACATTACCTTGCATCATATTTTTTTCATATTGATCATATAAACCTGCTTTTTGAAGGTCAGCTTCCATATCAACAACACAATCAAAACAAATACCATGTATCTTAAACATCTTTTTAGCAAGATGGTGTTTCATTGAACCTCCACATTTGGGACAAGTTAAAGGTACTTGTACAGCTTTTTTAGCAGCATCAAGCTTAGTGACATTTTGCTTTAAACCGTTTTTAATAGTCCACATCTTTCCAGACTCTTCCCAGAGGTCTCCTTCTTCGTATCTTTTAAAAGATTTTTGATAACCAGTTTGTAGTTTAGTTTTTTTAGTAAAATCTTTATTTACTAAATTTCTGGCTCTTTGTACATCGGATTCTTTAAACTCTTTTTTAAGTAGAGATTCACTCATAACCTAACTCTTTTAATTTTTCTATAACATGGCTAACGTTACCGTCTTTACATCTAATAGCTATACCGCCTTTAGATGCCCATTCGTTTATGTTTGACTTTTTGTCGTCTATTAATATACTATTTTCATTTGCATATCTCTGTTTATCTTTAGAGTATGCAAATATTACTTTTGGTTTTGGGTTAAGATTATTCTTTACCCATAAGTTCTTTCCTAATCTAGAGTTGTTATCTCTTGAAGGAGATGTTAACAAGTCTGGTCTATAAGGTTTAATAAAGTCCCAAAGTTGTTTTCCTTGAGGCATAAAATCCATACCTATCCAAAACTTAACTCCTACTTCAACATCTATAAGGTTCCAAAATGCTGCTATACCTTTTGCTTTCTCATACTCTTGAGGATGCATACCAGAATAATGTTCAAACCTACTTTCAAAGTCAGTAAGAACTCCATCCATATCGCAATATATTTTATAAGGTAAAGTTGGTTTTTCTTCTTTTAGAGAATACCCTTCTTTTAAAAGTTCTTTAAGTGATTCCATAACCGTTTTTTGTTTTATCTTCCCAATTTCGGAAGGTTATATTACCTACTAAGTAGGCTTCTTTTTCTAGTTCTAATAAATCTTCTGATTTGTTTGTATCAGATGTTTCTATCTTACCTAATCTACCTTCGATATTCTGTATGTGATGAACCATTTCGTGGGTAAATGATCTCATAACATCTTTAGGATGTCTTCCTTGAGTATATAGAACTACTTCTTTATCATTAGGATCATAATAAGCTGTTCTTCCGAAAAACTGTTCTGATTCAGCTAAATCTTTTTTAATCTTAACTTCTGGTAAAGGTTGTATATTCATTCCTTCATCAATCATATATTCTAATATAGAAGCCATATAAGGTGTAAAATCAAAGTTTCTATTATCCTGAGGGTTAGTTAAACCAACTCTAATGTGATCTTGTTCGAATGTAACTTTTACATCACCTGATTCTATTTGGTTTCTTATTCTATTATATAAAGTAATAAGTTTATGTCTATCTTCAGATTTAACTGCAGAGCGAGGAGCTATTGGAGTACCGGAGCTTCCTTCTGTGATATCTTCGTTAAACCATGCTTCGAAAAGATCATCCATTTTATCTTTCATTACTTCAGATATAATACTTTTTTTCAACATGTTTATTATTTTTAATATATCCTCTCTACTTAACTCTCTAGGAAAAAAATCTCTTACCTCATCTAGATTACCAGATAATAACGCTTTTCTAAAATCTGTTGCTCTTAGTTTATCCTTAGCACCTGAAATGATTAAACCCTCAACGTTAGTTCTATTTTTAAATATAGTTATACGTTTAAGGTCTGTAAAGTCTTCCTCAGATCTTATTCCAGTAACTGCATAGAAATGTTCATCTGTATTAGTTTTTGCATATTCATTTGCAGCCTTCATAGGATTTTTCTCTCCTAATATTACTTCTAAACCTGGTAAATGTTTACTATAAATATCCCATACTGCTTTTGACTCTTTAGGAGTTATACCATTACGTTCTCCGCCTCCAATAAATACTACTACCTTTCTTATTGGTTCCACACTATTATCCTCTTCGCTAAGAGCGTCTACTCCAATATCTTTAAAGTTAGATATATCATATACTTTACCTTTATGAGAACCGTTTAAAAGTCTTTTTACAACTTCAAAATGTCCTCTATGAGGTGGTTTGTAGGCTCCTGGGTATAGTGCTGTTGCCATTAAGATAAGAAGTTTTGTATTTTACTATCAATCTCTGCAGGTGTAGAATGTACTAGCTTTTCTTGAAAAAGAGGATCGTAAAGATCAGCTGCTATACTATCTAAAGTGTTTACATTTCTTGTAGCAGCATTTTCTTTTTCTCTACGGTGAGAGGCAAGTTTCTTTTCCATTTTTTCTTCTCCTGGCCCTACTCCTTTTTTATTGTACCAGTCACTAAAGTATTTTTTAAGTGCTCTATCTTCGCTATAATCTTCAGTATTATAATCTATATTTCTAACAGCTTTAAAAAACTCTTGCTCTACTTGCTTAGAAAGTTGTATTGGGTCTCTAAACGTAGAACCTGTTTCAAGTTCAAGTTTGTCAGTAAGTTTTTGTAAGTAATCAGATATACCATCTGCACCATTTTTTGCTGCAGTATCAAACTCTTTAATGTATTGGTCAAAATCTCCTCCTCTATCGTTAATAAAAATAGAAAGGTTACCTTTTAGCATTTTATTATAGTCTTCTATAAGTTTGTAAACATTGTTCCAAGTTGAGAAAACGGCAGAAGAAGGAACTCTTCTTATACGTTTAGCATTAGAAATAAAGGCTATCACTGGATGAGTATATACCATTACCATATAAACATCGTACCCTTTATCTAAGAATTGTTTTACCTTAGCAGGGTTAGAAGCTGTTGTGTCCCAAACAAAGCTAGTTTTGTCGTCTCCCAGTGCTTCTGCTTCCTTGTTGGCTAGAGCTACCCCTGGACTGAGTTTGTTGTATGCGGGACTGTCCGGATCCTCCACGTATTTGTCTGGGTTGACTAGGTGGAGAGATCCTAGGTCTAGTTGGCCGAGTAGGTACGACTTGCCTGTTCCCGCCCCTCCTGCCATTACTACGAGTTTGGGTCGGTTGCGTTTCTCTAGGATTAGTGTTGATAGTTTCATTTCGTCTTCCTTGGTTTATTCTTATTCTTGGTGCTGCTGGTTTTGGTTTAGGAAAAACTTTTGGTCTAACAGGTACATTATACCTCCTATAGCCATTATTCCAATAGCGATGATTGTTGTTCCACCAGTAGTTATTCCATCCCCAGTTATAAGGGTAGTTCCAGTTGTTCCAGTAGAGGCCATTATTGTAGTTAAATCTGACATTGTTGTTATTATTTCTGTCATTAATAAAATCCCTATAAGGTACTGAAATGGTATCACCAGCTTTAGTTATAGCTAGTATGCTTTTTATTTCATAACCTTTATTAGTCTGCAGGGTATAACTCCCGCAACTATATAAAGATAGTAAAAATAAAACAAATATCCAACTTTTCCTCATAGTTTTATTGTACTAGGGTAACTATTATAAATAGGTTCAGTATTAGGGTTCTCTAATGAATAGAGCTTGTATATCATTTTAAAGAGTTCAAAATTCTCTTTTATATTATCTATAACTTTTACTTGCCAACCTTTACCTTGATAAGTACCTTTCTTTTTAGAAGCTGATCTGGTATGAGCTTTTAACCAAATAATACCGGTACGTTGTATTTTTATACCTTTAGACTCCTCTAATCCTTTAGCATAAGAAGCTAACTGAAGGTCATAAGATTTATGAAGAGAGTTAGAAGTCTTGATATCTAGTAACCATACTTCTCCATCCATTTTTACTACTAAGTCAGCAGTACCTGCATACTTATGTTCATCTGACCATACAAAGTCTTCAGCTGATATAAGTTCAGGTTTATGGGTTTTCCAAAAATCAGCAAACCTTAAGATCATCTCCCATACTATTTGAGAGTACTTAGCATTACCGTAGTTATCCATCCATGAGATTTCTTCTCCTAGTACAAGTTTCTCAGCTGCTTCATGTACTTGTGTACCTTGCTTACCTGCTCTACGCATAATAAGATCGGCGTTATGCCCAACGTCTTTCATCCATGATTCGAAAAACTTATTCTTGGGCATATACTGGAGTATTGTGGTTACGGACGGGTAATATACTCCTTCGCCTCTCTTATAGACTCTCCTATCTAGAAAGTTTATTTGTTTTAGTTCTGGATTAAAATCCAGTCTTTTCTTCTCGTTTTGTTCGAGAATGTTCATACCTTGTTTTATCATAGGTCTAGTTTGTGCATCATTATACCACTAAGGTCTAACTCTTCTGCAGATTGAATATGTTGAGTAAAAGCTTTAAAGCCCATTTCTGATGGGTCTTTATCAGGTAAGTTTACCAGGAATACTCTTTTACCTTGGTTTAAAAATTTCTCTCCTATTTCGAGAGCTTTATCTCTTGCATCTGTATCTAATGCAATATAAATGTCTTTTACGGTACTTGTAATGATTTTTTTATAAAGTGAAGTAGAGATACTCTTACCTAGTATAGGTATAGCATTTCTACGAATAGCCATAGCATCGAAAACTCCTTCACAAAGAATAATAGGTTGATTCCAGTTAATGAGGTTTTCGAAAAATATTATGTCTTTGGAAGCTTCGGGATTTTTGTACTTAAAATAGTTTCCATCATAAGTTCGTGCAACAAAAAAGTTGAGTTGATTGGATTGAGAATAACTTGGGATAATAACTCGTCCTCCATATTCTCCAGTTGTTGTGTATCCAATACTGTATTTAATAAAATCATTATCGTTAAGTCCTCTTTCATATAGATACTTTTTAACTATGTTTGCAACAACTGAAGTACTAGAAGCTAAGTGTAGCGGTTGGTACTCTTTTGGGAGTTCTATTATAGATAGCCCTTTATATTCTGTAAACGTACCTTTAGGTAGGTACTTCAAAATAGTAGCTGCTATATCTTTAGGAGTCTGTAACTGTCTAAGTAAAGAACGTATTGATTGGCCACGGGTTTGACATACCCAACACTCCCAGAAGTTCTTACCTTCTTCGTTAGTTGACATATTAATCTCTAACTTAGGTTTGTGATGATTGCAAAAGGGACAATGGAAAGCATAGTTATCTCTAGCTCTCTTATGACTTTTGCCTAAAATATTTTCAATAGATCCTAAAAGGAAAGTGTAATCCATAAACCAGTCCGTATCTTAACTAAGATAAGAACTTGATTTCTAACTAACAACTTATATTTCGTTATTCTGTAAAAGATCTCCTATTGCAGCTGATACAGCTTGATACAATAGTGTTCTGTTATCTATATCTAAGTAGTCTTCTAACTTGTTAGTTATTGCTTCAGCCAACTTAACTACTTCATCTGAGGTAAGGTCAAGTTGTTCTCTAACAATAAACTTTTTATTTTCTAATATGATTTTAGATAGTTTCATATGTCAAACTCAAATTTAATATCTGGGTAGTAATATCTATCGTCATCCTGATCGGCAAAGTTTGCTCCTCCTGTAATCTCAAAACCTTTAGCTTGTAAGAAGTTTTTCATATTCTGATATTCGGATGGTCTAATATCTTCGCTAGTCCTCATTAGGACTTTACCCATAGCTTTATCTCCATTGGAATGTTGTATGATACTTACATTAATATCGTCACGATTGTAAGTATCTTTCATCTCATTTTCTAAATCTTGAGCTTCTGATTTAAACTTACCGTAGTAATCGTCTTCTAATATAATGTTACTTAGTTTCATTTTCCTTGTCCTTTATAAGCTTTTCGATAGTTTCTACTACCTTTTAACTTAGATGTTTTTGACTTAGCATGAATGCCGGGTCTCTTTTTTTTAGGGCTACCTACGTAGTTACCTAAAGTTAATCCTTTTGCCATATCTTTACAACTAAATCACCAGTTCTTTTTATTAAACGATGATATGTCTCTTTTGGTATAAATAGTTTATCTTTTGTTAATCTTTGTGGAACCTCGTTATCTAACTGAAATAGCCAGTCAGTATCATGAGTACATTCAACCCAACGGTCTTCTTTGTCTCTATGCCAAACGAATTCAAATGAGGGAGTATCTTGAGAGAACTCTCTTATTATATAACCGTCTTCCTTTTTTTGGGAATATGGTCTACCAGTAACCTGAGAAGTTTGATCCACCACCTAATGATTTCCAATAACGGCCTATGTTACAAGACCAATAACCTGCTTTTGTTTTATCTTTCTTTGTTGAACACTTATGACGAGCTGCGAAAGATGCTCTAGCTCCTCTTTGTTTCAACTTAACTGATAATCCAGTATCACCAAATGATACTTTTTTAACGTTACCTTTCTTTGACTTAACATAAACGTAGAACTTTTTAGATCCTCCACGCTTTGGTTTGTTAAGTGATACTTTTTTACCTTGGTACTCTGCTTCATTCATATAATCAACTGAAGCCTTCAACATATCAAAGCCTGAGTAATCAAAAGTTTCGTTTTGAATCTCTACAGCTTTTCTAAAGTTCTCCATATTAATAGTACCGCCGATTGATTCGACAAGCTCTTTGACTAGATCATAATCGATCATTTCGTCTATACTCATAGCTTCGTCAATCGTATCCTCGTTTTCAATCATTTCATCAATCATGCAGCCTATTTCAAATAGTGGATTTGCTTTTCCTGCTGATACCATTGGTAAGTCTAAAGGAACTTTCATTCCATTGTAATCTCCGTACTCTCCTATATCAGTTGTCTCTAGGAGCTTTTCGTCCTCTTCGTTTAACGTAATATAACCGTCTCTCCAAGCGTCTCTTGCTTCAGCAAATAGTTGTATAAAGGCTTCAGAGTTATAACGGTAGACATTCTCATGTAAGGTTAGACCATTATCTAAATGATACTGTAGAGATGGAAATCCAATAAGTTCTTTTATTCTAATCATTGTTAAAATCTTTTCTATAAAACTTTCCTAAGATGTTATCATTAATATATTGATGACTATATGTCTCAAGAACGTCATTTATAAATAGGTGTTTACACTCATAATATGTTAATAGCTTCTTATTAGGAACAAAATCTAATATTCTTTTTTCAAAATCAGCTCTTAAGTCTTTAGAGTCCTTAACGAGTTGTTTTATCTTTGGATGCGAACCGTAATAGTCTTTCCAATCAGATTCAGTTATTACTTTCTGTTTAAGTGGGGTACGTCCTCCGATACCTTTTGCTTTTCTTTCTTCACGAAGAGCTTCTAATGCTCTTTTTCCTAACTTCTTATTTCTTTCGAATCGCAATACTTTCTTACCAAGGTACTTCATGCCGGAAGGTTTGTGTAAAACCTCATAAATAAATCCGTAAGTGCCTTCTGGGAAGTCTGTTATATCGTTGAAGATCCTACCCTGGTGTGTCCAGGAAGGTAGTGTCATATCCATATTAGTTGGTTTCTGTCGCTAGAGCTTTGACTTCAGCTCATCTATTTGCAACTGCTGCTCTTTTACAGCTTGTATCAATAACGCGACTATTTTATCATAACGTACTGCTTTGTACCCGGTATCTCTATCGACTACTACTTCTGGCAGCACTTTTTCGATTTCTTGAGCAATAACACCAACATCGTGACCGCTATGCTCAGAATCACTATTCCAATCAAACTCATATCCTCCTATTTGATCTATTTTATCTAATGCACTTCCTATTACGGTTACATTATCTTTTAATCTTTCATCAGATGAATAATAAGCAGTAACATCTCCTGTAGCAGTTATGCTTCCGTCTATATTAATACTACCGCTTCCGCTAATATTATAAGTGTTAATATCTAATGTACCTCCTAGTTGTGGTGAAGTATCTGATACTATATCGGTTATTCCAGATCCTGTAGTAGCTAAACCAAATGCTGTATGGGAACCACTTATTACTCCGAAGAATGAATGTTGATCTGCGTTGTAGTAAAAGTCTCCATCTGCAATAGTTAAACTTCCTGTGTCAGTATTATTAAAAGAGTTAACTCTAAATAGTGCATCTTTTACTTGTACTACATTTGAAGCACTTAGTATAATATTATTAGCAGAAGTTAAAGTAGGGGTTCCAACTCCATTGATAGCAGTAAACTGAGTTGCTGTTACAGAGCCTGTTACGTTAACTGAACCTGTAATATTATGTGTGTTGGATTGTAAAGTACCTACATTAATGTTATCTAAAATAGTTAACGACCCTGAAAGGGTATCTGTAGTATTCATTAAGTACGTAGAAGCAGCAGAAGAGCTTAATGCTGTTATTTCTGTAGCTACTGATGCTGATGTAGCTATCTCTTGCCATGCTCCTGCATGTGCAAACCAAGCTTTTCCTTCAGCATGTGTATGAGCAAACATACCGTGATAGGTTCCAGGATTAGGAAGTGCGGCTACATTGTCGAAGTGGAATCTTATCTTACTACTTTGTCCTAGGGAATCGATAGTACCAGTTACACTTACATCACCATTTACTGAAGTGCTACCTGATTGATCTAAACTACCAGATAAAACGTAAGTGCCTGTTTGAGTAAGATTACCGTTTAATGTAGTATTACCTATAGTTGTTTGATTACCAGTTAGTGTATTATCACCCAGCTGTGTAGCTGATCCTGTTAATCTATGGCTTCCGTTTATTAATACTCTTCCAATAAAATCATGTGAATCGTCAGCTGTATCACCAAACTTGTTTGATCCTGATGAATAAGAAATAGATGATGATACTAAAGATACATTATACTGTTGTGCAGTTAGTATACCGTTAACTAGCATATCACCTTGTACGTCTACGTCTCCTAAATGTTTATAGGTACCTGTAACGTATAGTATACTTGAAGTATAATCAAACTTAAAATCTTTAGATGCAGTAACAAACTCTCCTGACCCAGAAGGTCCATTACCTTCTTTAAGTTGAATATATCCATCACTACCTATCGATCTTGGCATAGGAAGTCTAACTGGTTCAGCTAAACTTTGAGACTTATGCAACTCTAGAATATTTCCATCTACAGAAGCAGAGTAGAAAAACTCTCTAAAGTTTAAATCTAACTCATCATGAGTTAATGCTGATCCTTTTGTTCCTCTAAACGTTAATGCCATTACTTATTCTTTTTTAGTTCTTCAACTTCGGCTTTTAACTCTTTTACTGCTTCAATCAATACACCTACGATGTTACCGTAGCTTACAGAAAGATAGCCTTTATTATCTTCAGTAACAACTTCTGGAAGAACTTTTTGTATTTCTTGTGCTATTACTCCTATGTCTTTTTTACCTCCCATATCAAATGTCACACCTCTAAGTTCAGAAACTTTTTCTAATGCACCATCGATAGGTTGTATATTTTCTTTTAATCTTTCGTCTGAGATCTGATTGAAAGAACCAATAGCTCCTACACTACCTGAAATAGTAAGTTTGTAGGTTAATGGTAAGTCAGTAGTCTCGTTAACGTTAATACCTATACTACCACTAGGATCTACAATGAATCCTTCTTGAGTAGTAATAGAGCTGCTTCCTGTATAGAAAGCTATTCTTTTATCTGCACCAGGATTTAATCCCTTTAGTAAAGAGACCTGAT